GCCGACCAGTGTGGCTCCGTTGATGGGTCCGCCGCCCGCCTTGGCCCCCATGCCGGGGAGCTTGCCCAACCCTGCGGTGAAGATGTCGGCCAGTGGTGACAGGATGGCCCGCTGTAGAACGATCTGGAGCAGGGTGCCGAGGAGCTTGTCCAACACCGACCGCAACTTCTCACCCGACAGAAGGGCCTCGCCCAAAGACGCCGACATGGCGTTACCCATGTCGCGGGCGAGCTGCCCCGCCGCCTTGATGGCCGAGTTGAGCCGATACTGTGCGGCGGTGATGGCGTCCAGGAGCTTGATGTCTTTTTCCTTCTCCTCGGCGGTGAGCGGCCGGGACTTCATGAAGCTGCCGTCCGCGTTCGTGATGTCGTAGTCCGCTTTGGTCCCTGGGATCAAGCCTAGGGGGCGCAGGGCTTGCAGTCGCTCCAGTTCCGCCCGCAGTTTCTTGACGCTCTCGGTCTTGGAGAGAAGGGCCTCCGTCTCCAGACCTTCCGCCCGCGAGAGTTTCTCCGACGCCGTCCGCCGCTGATCGTCCAGGTTCTTGATCTTCTCGTTGGCCGTTTCTCGAGCTTTCAACGCTGCCAGTTCCGCTTGGAGCTGAGCCAGCCGCACACCCTGTGACCCACCGGGCGCAGCCCGTTTGTCCAATTCGGTGGCGTAGGCAAGGAGCTCTCGGACCTGATCCGAAGTCTTCATCGCTGCCAAGGCGGTATCCCGCTTCTGGTCCTTGAGGCGCTTCTCCAGCTCCGTGATCTGCAGGATGTCTGTCACCTCATTGCGGCGGCGCAGTTCGGCGGCAACGGCCTCGTGGGGGCTTTCATACACTCCCTGACCTTGGGTGGCCATAGCGTGACCGATCGCCTTGCCGAAGTCCAAGAACCCCGCGATGCCTGCGGCGATGGCTCCGTCAGTTACTTCGCGGAACTTGGCCATGTTCTCCTTGGCCCCTTGGATACTGGCGATGGTCTGCGGCGGGATGCCGGGGATCTTCTCGATGTTGTTGTAGACGTGCATCACCTCCGACTTAAGGATGGTGAAGACCGCGAACATGCCGGCCAACCGCTGCGTCAGTTGGTTCAGCATCACGTTCTGGTGATCCCGGAGCTTGGTGGTGGCGTCGGACATGTCCTTGACCGACCCCGTGGACCGGTCAATGATGGACTTGGCCTTCGCCATGTCGGTCTCTAGCTTGGCGGTGCGGGCCTCGATGTCGATGAAGAGGCTGCCGATTGATCTTGAGGAGGATGCCATGATTTGGGAATGCAGCTTAGAAACTGCCGTTCAAGGTTTTCGCTGGTCTCAGGTTTGGGTGGCGGGCGCAGGTGGGGGACGAAGTCGTAGATGCTGAGGTCTTGGCCGCTTACGCTCTTGGCCCCCGCCGAGCTGGCGATGGTGAGCTGCAAACGCGCGAGGCGCAGATCCTCACGAGCTTGCTTGGCTTCCCAGGCTTTGAAGATGCCAAAGAACTCAGCCGGGGTGAGTCGCAAGAACTCCCCCAGCCGCATCCCAAGTTCAACTCGAGCCCACGCTGCATGGTCACGAATCTTTTGAGGCTTCATCGGGGGCGTTGATGGCCGCACCCAAGGCGTCGGCAACCGCCGTCGCGATCAGCAGGTAGTTGTCGGCGTCGCAGGGCATGAGCTTGGCGACCTCCGGACGCGTGAGAGGCTTCTTGCTCGTCTGCCCCGCCCACACCAACGCGACCATCTGCTTCGGTGAGAAGTCGCGGTAGCTGGCGGGGGACATGGCGTTGAGGCCGCATTCTTCGTCCAAGCGTAGGAAGGCTTGGAAGTCGTAGCGGAGGTTGATCTCGTGGTGTCCGAGTTTAATGATGGAGGACATGGAAGGGAGGGTTGTCGGTTACGCCGCCGCAGCCCACGTGACGACGCCCGAGATCTGGACGTTCACGGTGCAGGTCATCTTGTTGTCGAACGGGAGCTCCGGGGTGGTGGACTCGATGAACCCGGAGAACGTCGCCGTGCGCCCGGTGCCGGGGAACACGATGCGATAGTTCTTGGTCGTGCCGACCGAGGACTCCATCAGCTGATGGGTCGTCTCGTCCTGCTCGTAGTTGAGGTCAATCGCGCACGAGCCGGAGTCCAGCATCCCCGCGGTCTTCTCGCGGTAGCGGCTGGGACTTTCGTGGTCGCTGATGTCGATGGTGTCCGCCTTCAGCCCGTAGGGGCGGATCTTGGTGACGTTGGCGACGGTGACGTAGACGCCGCTGCCGCTGTCGTGTTTGAACAATGCTCCGAAGCCGATTTTGCCTGACATGGTGATATCCTTTGTTGATGGTTAACGATTCGCCCAAATGAAGAAGTCCACGAGGACTTTGTATGAACGAGTAGGTTCTTCCCATGCCTCGTTGTCGTCGGCGTGGAAAAAGGTGATGCGGCGTTCCACCGAGTCGCCGTCGGTGTAGAGCTTGACCGCCGCGTTGAAGTTGCGGATGAGGGCGTCGCGCACTTGGTCAACGGTCTCCTGCGCCGGACCGCCGATCGTGAACTGGAAGCGCGGGCGGGTCAACCCGGCATCGCCGTCAAACGACCCGTCCTCCTGGCCGCTGATCTGCGTCATGACAACCCACGGCCCGGAGGCGGTGCCGCTCAGGGGCGCAAACGCCGAAGTCAGCCGCTCCCCGATGAGGGCGGCGATGTCCGGGTCGGCCAGAATGACCTGACGGATGGCTTCTTTGAGTGAATAGGACATGAGGATCAGGGGGTCTTAGTTGAGGAGATGGCCGAACGCAATACTTCTTGCGCGATGCCCGCGCCGAGCACGGCCTCGAAGGTGTCGACGGCTTTCTCGCCACCGGCCTCGTCCCATGCCTTGCGCATGAATGAGCGGGGGCCGACGTGCCCCACGACCTCACCCTTGCGGTTGACGATGTTGTGGCCGAACTCCACGAGGTGAGCGTAGCGGGTGGGGATGGACACGAACGGCGGCAGGCCGAGGCCTCCCTTGTGATAGTCCACCGGGACCTTGACGTTGCGCTTGGGGCCGATGAAGGCTTTGATGTAGTGCCCCCGCCCGCCGCGCGAGGTGGTCTTGGTGGCGATGCTGTCCTTGAGGGTGCCGGTGTCGGCGGGGCAGGCATCCTTCGCCGCCTTCTCTATCGCGCGGGTGGCGCGACCCATCGCCCGCTTGAGCAACTTGTCGCGGATGGCCACGGTCATGTCGTTCAAGTTGTCGTAGAGAAGCTTCGTGCCTGTGAGTGCGAACTCCATGTCAGGCGATCTCTCGGCCGTAGAAGCGCCACGCCTCCCGGCGACCAAGCTGGTCGCGGCGGGTGATGCGGTAGCTCTGGCCCTCGGTTGTGAACACCATGCCGACCCGGAGGCCTTCGAACCACCGGCAGACGAAAACCGTCTCAGTTTGCTCGGCATCCCGTGCCCCGGCCAGTATCGTGCGGCTCGTGGGGGTCTCATAGGCCACGGCAAGGTCGCACAACCGCACGAGGGCGTCGTTTACAGCCCCGCCAACCCCGATGGTCGGGGTATTGCTGTAAAGCGTGCCAAATCGGTCGAGACGGGCAGGGATGGCGCTCATTTGCCGCTCCTTTCGCGCAACGCCTTGACATCGCCCCGGATTTCCAGGAGCAGGTCGTGGTCTGCGCTGAACCGGGTCTCCAGGAACTCGATGCGGGTGCCGTGGTTCTTAAGGAGGGTGGCCTGCGCCCGGACGTCGGACAACGCCCACGCCCACGCAGAGACACCGGCGGCAATACCGGCAATCAGGACCCCGATGGTCCTTAGGTTGGTGAAGACCGGGGTGCTTTCGTCTAGGCTTGGTTGTTTTTCTTGATTCATTTGGAGGCAAGTTCGCTTTCGTAGGAGGTGATGGTTCGGAGAGCTTCTCTAACCCATTCAGGGGCGGCAGTAGCGGCGGTGCGGAAGTCGGGGCGGGCGATGAGGGCGGCGGTGGCGTCGCGGCGGGGCGCGGTGGGCAGCGAGGCGCACCCGCTAAGGAGCACCACGCCCACTATCCAAAGCACGTTTGATAGCTTCTTCATTGCGGGTGTCCTTGGCGAGTTTGTCTTTGGTCGCAGCCTGCTCTTTGCGCCACTTGGAATAGAACTCCAAGAGTTTGGGTAGTGCGGAAACCACACTACCCAAGAAAGAGAGGATGGCGGTGACCATGTTATTCAGATTTGAAGCTGCCGTTGGTCTGGCCGTCGTCCAAT